CTCTAAGTGATATTGACATCATAAGAAGTATTTTACTAGTATTATATTTTGGTGTAATAGTTACATTCAAACCACTTTCAGTTGGTGAACTAAGTGTAGTATTAGTTGAAGTAACTTGCGTCATGGATTGAGCATACTGCGTTTGAATCACATAACCAGCAGGCAACTTAACATTTGCCGCTGTAGTTGCACCTACGATATTATCTACTGTTAATGTTGAAGCCATTCTCTATCCCCTATACGATTGTCAAGTTACCGTTAACAGTCAAGTTAACAGTTCCAGAAGTTGATACAGTCAACGGCCCAGCACATGATGCATTGTCGCCAGCGGCAATTGTAACACTAGTATTTAGTGTTGATTCATTTACACGAAAGATATCTGCTTTACCAGAAGTTGTATCTCCTCTAGCACCAGATTCTCCAATGAAATATCCAGCACCTGTTGAGAAACCAACGTCAGCAGCGGCAACTTCACCGTCTTTAATTGAACGAGAAACTATTTTTCTAATTGGCATATCTATCTAATCCTTTTTCTTTATACTATTTATGCATCCGAAACATCGGTGCCTGTCTTTGGATCAAAGTTTTTCGCATCCTCAAAGAAGGAAACTTCTTCATTAAATCCGAAGTTATCATCACCATCAGCATCTGCTGGTTTCGGTGTGACTGTATATCTTTGTTCTCTCTTAGGTGCATTAGCCTGTACATCTGTATATTGATCTACCTGTACAGATTTAATAACTTTCTGAGAAGTCACAGGGCCATATAAGAAGAATTTAGCAGTAAAACTTAATGTATAAGTAATTGCCCTTCTTGTTAAGAAGTCTCCTTCATAATCATCAGCATATGATACACCATTGAGAATAATAGGTACATCTCTTGTCTGACCCATATCTGTGTTATCATTAATTGTTACCGTATAATCTGGTTGAAAGTATGGTAATACTTGTTCTACAATCTGTAAAGCATCGTCTGAATTCTTTGCAAGAATAACAAGTTCAAAATCAACATTATAAGGAACTGGCATATACTGAGAATTCATAGTTTTCCCATCTGCACTACTATCCACAGTTTTCAATTTTTGAACTGTGTTTAATTTCCTAGATGGGTCATATGAAATGTTTTGCATTTCAAAACCAATTCTTGGTAGTGTAACAGCAACCTTTTTATTTAAGTTGGGGTCTTCTGAAAGTCTTGCTAACCACTTTTGTTTTGGGCCATATGCAAGAGGCACTTTCATAGATTGCACGACTGCACCCGAACTGTTCTTACGAACAAGGTTGATATTGTTAAACATACTACCGAAGGCGACTACCACCTTCCTCATTGTTTCATGGTAAAATTGTTGTCCAAGCATAATTTATTATCCTATATCTCCAAATGGATTCTTTTCTGAGAAATCCAATACATTATCATCAGCACTATCAAAGTAATCTGATTGTGAATTTTCATCTATTGTATCTACTACATAAGACTCTTGTATTATATAGTGAGTTCCAGCAAGTGTTTCTAATAGTACCTTCTCACCACCAGTTTCATCCTCACCAAGTATATTATCACCAAGTCCAGCACCTGTAGTTCCATTCTCTTGCATTAAGAGAGTTCCATCTTCCAGTTGCATTTGTTGATTAAATGCACCAGACTGTTCTAGAGTAAACTGATACTCTAACATATCCAAAGAGTTTGCTGTTTCAATAGCATCAATCTCTGCGATACCTGTATCAATATCTTCTGAACTATATTCAAAAGTCTTGACTTTTAGTTTGTACGCTGGCAAATTGTGTACTTGATAAAATGGATCATCATGGTCAACGAATGAAATCTCAAACATCTTACTCACCTTTGGAAAGTAAATTAAATCACCTTCATTGGGTCTTGTAGAGACTGTTAGATTTGAATCGGTGGCAACAAACTGTTCCCATCTTCTTCTTGCTACTGTAAAAGTTGCGTCTTCTTGCATTTGAAGACCAAATTTAGACATAACTTCTTTTTCGCCTTCATATCCTTCTACGTTCTCAAAGTACATCTCAATAAGATAAGCGTCACCAAAAGCAGAAAGTGGGTCTTCACCCAACAGCTCATCTTCATTCACAATCGTTCTTGGAATGTAGTAAACATCCTGTCCATAAATCCTTAACTGTTCAATCATTAAGTCTTCATAAAGATTCTGTTCTGGTTTAGTACCTGTATCGAAATATACGTTTGTTGGCATATTACTATCCTATCATATAATTTGGTGGGAGTTCATATGCTAACTGAATCTGTTCTTCTAATTTTTCTATATCGGTTTGTGCTTCCTCAAAGAGTTTTGCACCATTTAACGTGACACCACCTAACATCTGCACACCTTCAAATTTAGAAAGGTTTGCACCCCACTGCCTTTTGATTAGAGCAGTTGCATATCTTTTAAGGTAAATGTCATCGTATATATCTGTCCACGTTGTTGGGTCTAATTGTCTATAACATTCTATGACAATAAAGTCACCAGCAACAACATCATTAGACCAATCAAAATCAAGATAAAGTCTATTTTGGTGTTGATTAAATCTAAAAGAAGTTTGTCCACTAAGAAGATTATCAAGCATATCAACGTGTTGCATTACCATTTCGTAATGTAAAATAGATGTGCTTGTAAAATCGTATAAGTCATTTAATCTCATTTGATAACGAACATCAAACATATTAATACTTGACTTATTTGAGAAATCGAATACATTAGTTACTGAAAGAATACTGTCGGGAACAGGAAGAAATCCCTTTCCATCCAACCATGTTGATGATACCGTATTGTCTGCTTTATCAGTTGCAGATTCAGTAGCATTAGTAGCGGCTCTAGAAATATCAGCAGCAGTCATTTGATGTTTTAGATAGACTCGTTCTACACCATCGTAATGATACTGAGCAAAATATTGAAGCGCTTCATCAATTCTATCATCTACTTGGTCATCATCGACATTAATTTCGATTACAGGTTTCCCTAGTGACCTAAGACAATATTCTTTAAATGTTGATTTTGATGTTGGTTTTGCCATTTTAGTTGTCCTTTGTATACTATTTAGGTGTTACCCCAACGCAACTCCCATAGCAATTGCAAACCCTTGAGTTGAACCAGCAGTAGTTTGGATTGTACCATCACCAAACTGAATACCATTTGTTCCCACAACAACTTTACCAGAACCATTCGGTAAAATACTAATATTTCTATTAGATGCAGATACAATACTATGAGTAACTACATCAAGGTTGCCTCCAAGTTGAGGAGAACTATCATCTGATACATTTTGAATACCAGCACCAGCAAGTGAACCAACTGAAGCAAATCCAAGATTTCCAGAACCATCTGTTTTTAGAACTTGTCCAGCGTTACCGTCTGCGACAGGATGAGAAAGTCCATCAAGAATTACTTTACCAGAACCGTTTGGTGTAATTGCAATATTTCTATTTGATGTAGAAACAATTCCATGAGTAACTACATCTAGGTTTCCTCCAAGTTGAGGCGAGGAATCATCAGCAAGACTTGCAATGCCAGATGCAGAAACAACAAGGTCTATTGTTCCATCTAAATCTTGATAGGTTGCAGTAATATTTGTCTCTGTATTACTAGTGAACATTGCACCAACTGTATCTTGAATAACTTCAGATAAGTCTATATCAGCAGAACCATTAAATGCAACACCGTGAATATTTCTTGAACTTGCAAGTGTAGTAGCAGTAGCCGCATTACCAGAAGTATCTTGGTTACCACCAGCATTGACGCCAGGCAAGTTTATATCAGCAGTACCGTTAAATGATACTCCACCGATATTTCTCGCACTTGCGAGTGCAGTTGCAGTGTCAGCAACGATAGTCAATCCATTTACAAATGATGCGTTGACCCTACTATCAATTGCAGAGTTTACTCTTGCAGTTGTATGATATAAATTAGATGAACCTTCTGAAAGGTCATCTGTGTCGAAGTTGGTTAGGTTTCTTGTATTAGTGAATGCAGCCCAACCCATGTTTCCATGTGCAGAACATTGATAGTGTAAAACAGAAGGTGTCGTGTCTGAGACAACAATTTGAGTGTATGCACCAGCATTGCCAGGCGTTCCACTTGTTGTTACGCCTGTTGTAAATGCAGTTGCTTTAGCTGCATCTAGATAAAAACGTAAAGGATGTCCAGAATTAGAAGAATCGCTCTGGTCAAACTTATATGTGTTTTTTGGGATTAAATGTAAGTATGGTGAAAATACACCATTGATTTTATACTTGTTACTAGAACCTGTACCGTGATATGGATGGTCTGAAGTGGAAGATGCAACAGTTACATAAAGAACTTTTGTTGCAGAATCGAAGTCAGTTGCATACTCGTTGGCGATAGCAACAATGTTGTTACTGCCGTCACGCATATACAATTTCTTGTCATATGTATTGACTGCAAACTCACCCTCTACTAAATTTGAAGTAGTTGGAATAGTAGAATGAGTGTGCGACCTCTTTAGTTTAACATCCACAGCCATAAGGCGTTCCCCCTACAGCTAGAACGTGCCGCCATCTACTGTTGTTGCCCAAGATATTGTATCGGATGATGAAGTATATAGTAGAATACCATCGTCAGAACCACCACCATCTAATGCAGAAATTGTATTAGCATCGTTTGCTATTAATACTGAACCTTTAGCAGCAGCACTTAATCCAGTACCACCATGTGCGACACCAATATCTGTACCATTCCAAACACCTGTTGTGATTGTTCCTAAAGTTGTAATTGTATTCTGACCAACATAGTCAGAAGCAATTGTAACAGCGTTTGAACTTACTGTAATCTTTCCACTTGTTCCAATAACATTTATTGTGTTACCAGTTTTAGTTAAACCAGCACCAGCGTCAATTTGACCAGCACCAGAGAATTGTTCAAAGTTGATTGCAGTAGTACCAAGAGTTATCGAACCGTTTGTTGCAAGAACATAACCATTGTCACCGTTTGCAGAACCCTCTTCAGCGAAAGTAAATGCACCACCTGTTAGTTCAGAAGCAGCATCAGCATCTGGTGTTCTGGTAAGAACGAAGACAGCAGAACCCGAACCCTTTGCAGTAACTTTATAGAAACCGTTTTGAGCAGCAGTTGATTGGTCTTTAACAAGAATTCTTTCACCAACATTATATGTAACTCCGTCAACTACCAACGCACCATTAGAGTTTGCAGTCAATGTACCAGCACTATTATTATATGTTGCAGTAAGGTTTGCAGTTGTAGCACCCCTTACAGACGCCTTAACGTCAAGTCCGTTTGCAACACTATCAACATATGATTTATTAACTACTGAGTCAGAACCAAATCCAGCCCTACCCTCATAACCAGAAGGAACTGTAACTGAACCACTTCCATTTGGAGAAAGTACTAAGTCACCGTTTGAGTTTGTTGTAGAAATTGTGTTGGCATTTAAAGTAATATTATCAACAGCGATTTGAGTCATCCCTGCTAATGCAGTAATAGTACCACCAAGGGATGTGTCAGTACTACCGATTGTAATACCATCGTTAACAAGTTTTGCGTTTGCAATTGAACCACCTAATTGGTCATTTGTAATTGCACCAGCAGCAATTGCATGAGTTATTTCGTTGTTTGATACTGTAGTACTAATACCAGACCCACCAGTAAAGGTTAGTGTCTCACCAGTATTGAATGTATCATTACTACCAGAATCAGCAGCAAGACTTAATGATTGTGTTACGGTTGCAAAACTAAGAACCCCCGAAGCATTGGTTTGTAGAAATTGTCCACTAGAACCATCAGTTGCTGGAAGTGTGAATACCACATTAGCAGCAAGAGCATTGGGTGATTTAAGTCCAATAGAATGAGCACCGTTATTAGTACCCTCTTTAAATAAAACCTGTCCACCTGTAGTAGCATGATTACCTACATTGAGGGTATTAACTGCACTATTAGAATCTACTGTTAAAGCAGAACTAGCAGTTAGTGTGCCATCAGCATGGTCTAGTTTACCAGAAAAATACTCACCACCAATAACTTTGACTGAACTACCATCACCAATGAAAAGTCTATCTCCATTGTTTCCTTGTGTTCCAGTACCGTGGGTATATGCTAATTCTCCATCAAGCAGTGTGCCTGGAGCAGTAGTTCCTGTACTTCTTTTAATCTGAATATTAGTTGCCATGGTTTTTTATTTCCCTCTTTAAAAACTTCCACCATTAAAGGTAATTGTTCCACCAGTAGTATCTAGTTCGTTCCTAGCTATCCACTTAGAATCATTGTTACTCCATTGGAGTAATGCTCCATCTGCCAGATTTGTTATGTCTACATCTGCTGCTTGACCAATATTATTTGCAGCTGAACCAGCAGCACCTGTCGCACCAGCAGGCCCAGGCACAGTTACCCTCATAACTGTGGGTTGGTTGCCTTGCGATATTGAACCTTTAATTGGAGATGTACCAGATAACTTAACGGTATAATTTGACATTATTTTACCTCGTTACGCTTGGGTTTATAGTTACTTGTCCTTCAACTACTCTTGTCTTCACTGAAGATGGAGAAGTTATTAAAATATCATATACATATCTTCCAGTTTCCAATGCACCTGTTTGAGTATCGGTTAGGGAAATAGTAATTTTACCGTCTGTACGGTCTGAATTGAATGCTGTTGTAAATGATGTTGCTGAAGAAGACGAATGAGACTTTCTAAGTGTAGCAGCAGCCGTGTAGTTAGTCAAATCTAATGCTGTACCGTTAGCATCAAACACCGTAACTGTTGTGGTGAATGTTGCATCTTGGTCGATAAAAATATTTGATACACTTGCCATCTTCTATTTATTTCCTGTAAGTTTTTATTTAGTCTAAACCTCATCCCACTTTTTGGATGATTCATTCCATTTATATTGTTTACTATCAGTTGGATATGTTACTGGAGCTTCATATGTATTTGTCT